CAAAGGGATTTAGTTCGGGATCTGGAATGGCATCGTTCTCGACTTCCTCAAAGTCAACTGACTCGCCACATTTCGGGCATTCGCCTGGGCTTATCTCTGCATCAGTCCATTCGTCGGCGGCGGCATAGTCAACTTTGAAGTCGTGCTGGCATTCTTCGTTCTTGCAAGTGTAGTCAATTCTCATGGCGTGGTTTCAGTTAAGGTTAAAGATCGAATCTAGGTGTCGATCAGTTGACATGGTAACGGCGGCGGTTTCGCTTACAAGAGATTTCAGCTTCTTTTTTAGCACAAGTAGATCGCGATGGATCTCTCTCGCTCGTGCGGTGCTGATTCTCACTTCGTCAAGTTCGTGATGCTCGGCGGTTCGTAGTAGGCTATAGAACAGAGGTTCTATACTGGAAACTAGGCGGTGCGTATCAGTAATCAATTCGGCGGCGGCGGTTTTCGTGGTCATTTTTTGGGTGTTGGGGTTGGTTTTTTAAGTGCATCCTGTAGCCAGGAGAATCCCGTGTTGTTTCTCGGCGGCGGCGGTTCTGGTGGTAGCGTTTCCCCTGCAAGATTGAATGGCATATCGGATTCGTGGATGAGTTGGAACTGATCCTGGGGGCGTGTCTTGGTTTTCATTGGTATATTAAGGGTGAAGGGTGGCTATCTCTTTTCCGTTGTCGGTTAGGGTGTATGGTTCGGATGGTGCGTGGTCTAAAAACCGATATATGCGGTGCAGGGATTCGGCATGAAGAACCGTTTCCCCTTCGGCGTTGGTGAGTCTGTATCTCATGCTATTTCCTTCCTTATCTGTTTTGAAAGGGTGCGGCGGTTTGGCTTGTTAAACTCTTCGGATTCTTCGACGCAAGGGAGCGCAAGCGTCAAAAGGTTTTCAAGATCAATGATTCTTTGATGGGCGGCGGCGAGTGTGTCGAGGGTTTCCCATCGTTCATCCTTTTCTGCTTGTGCAATTTCTGCTCCCAGCATGATTTTCAATGCGGTTTTCATAGTGTTTCAAGTTGTGAATTTATGGTGTCAATCTGTGCGTTGATGGTGTCGAGTTGAAGCAAGACTTTGGAAATGATGTCATCAAGAGATTCTGGGGATTCTGGTGGTTTTGGATTGGTGCTTGTGGGTGCTTGTGTGGTCATTTTGGTTTTATTCTGCGAGGAAATCACGAGCAGACTGCTCCAGGGTGGCAAAGAAGGAATCCGAGACGGCCTGTTCCCAAGTCGTGCAAAGTTCGTCCATCAATTCCATGTTTCCATCAGCATCGGGAAAGTATTCATACCCCATGCAAGACCAGAAAAGGTCGTTGCCATTCATTTCATCTGCCCATTCTCCCGAAAGGTTTGGGAGTTTGAAAGCATCGTAAATTGCAGGATCTCCGTCATCAAGTTGTCTCAAGACCGATTCTGCGGATTCTCGTTCGTGAAGATTTGCCCTTCCTCCCCATAAGTCCTGTATTGCCCATTCTGCGGCATTTTCTCCTGCTTTTGCTCCAAGCTTGGAAGCTCGGATGATTGCTTTTTCTTCGGGTGTTGTTGTGGTGTTCATGTTCTGTTTATTTGTTGAGGGTGATAAATGCGACAAAGGCCAAAAGAATTAGGGTGGGAATGATTGGCGCGAACAAGTCAAAAGTTCGGCGCATTTTTACTCTGCGATTATGGTTGGCAATTAAGGTTTCCATGTTAGTGATGTTAAAGTGTTGCTTTATCTGCGAGCTTTTCGCTGATTTTTCCCATTCTGTGCAAATTGTCCACAAAATCAATAAACCAAACTCGGATTGATGCGTTTTGGGCGTTCTGGCGTTTGGAAAAAGTCCCCTCCTTTCGTGCTAATGTTTCGAGGTTAGGGTGAGCGTTCCAAAATCCTTTTCTTATTTCTGCTTGGGTGGTATAGGTGTGCATGGTGTTGGGTGGTTTGGGGTTAGTCAATGCAAAGCGCGATCCCTCGTGAATAGTAGCAGTCTACTCGCTCACCTGCGGGGACATCCTGCGGCCTGATAAGGTAAAGGGCGCATCCCCTCGGATCTGTCTGGACATAGGATGAAACTGGTTTCCCCTCTAGGATTGCGGCGAGGCGTTTCAATGCTCCCTTTTCCTTGTCTGGATAGGGATAGCGGTTCCCCGTGTAATTGTGGACGACATAGGGTTTCCCTGTCTGCTCGTCGCGCTGAATGTCGCCATTGCATTCGTGTTCGTGCCACCTGTGCAAGGTCTTTTCGATGCGCAGAAGGCGGTCGGTTTCATCCTGCGAGAATCCCAAGGTTGCAAGGGATTGGCAGAGGTGGGTGTATCGTTGGGCTTGTCGTTTGTTCATGGTGTTCCTTTTTGGTTTGGTGTTGGTGTTTATTCAACGCTCTTTGTAAGCGAGGAAAGTTTTAAATTGGCCTCTTCACGAGTGGAAAAAGCCTTTTGTGCTATTGCTTCAATAGTGGTCTCAAACGAAAGTTTGATGCGCTTAAATCCGTAATCACTTACTCGGCACGTCCCCTTTGAAAAGTTGAATCTGTCAAAGTGACATTCGCGAACATGAAGAACGGAGGAACCGCAACGGGTCAAGACATAGAACGTGGAAGCCTTGGTGAGGGAATCAATAGGAATCATGGAAGCACTCTAAAAGAACCTTTGAGACATTGCAAGAGGAATCTTTCAACTATTTTCATGAGGTGAAAAGATTTTGAAAGAAAAGCGTTGACAGAAAAGAATCACCCATGGAGCAAGTGTTTAAGCACCCCTACAGCTCATGGCGTAAAATAGTATTGACACGAAAAAGGAGAGAGGATTATAATCCGAGAGCTGAAGGCTCGAGGAGAAGAGTAAATCATTTTAAGCTAGTCCATCGGTTTCCATAACCCAGGAAATCAACACCGATTGGCGAAGCCAACCCGAAGGGTGAGACGACCAAAGGGAGTCGAATCACCCCAAGCGAAGCGAAGGGGCAATTGAACCAAGGTTGACAAGGCTAGTTTACCTAGTATTAAATTCCTAGTTCATCATGTATAAAACTCTGACCACTAAACAAAAGAGATTCGTAGAAAACTACATCCTGAAGTCGATGAGCATCGCTGAATCTGTTAGAAGGGCTGGCTACAATGTCACAAGCGGACGATCAGAAGACTACGGTTCCCTAGGTTGTAGGATGCTGAAGACCGAAAGAGTTTCAAACTATGTATCCAAGCTGAAACAGAAGGTTTTCTCTAAAGATGTTCTTTCTATAGCTGAAAAGAGGGCTTACCTGGCGAGGGCTGTTAGAACGCCAGTTGGAGAGATAACAGAAGCTAGCGATCTTGCACAAGAGGTCACGTTTTCAGAGGGTAAGGAGGGAAGTAGCAGGAAGGTGAGGGCGGTAGACAAGCTAAAAGCTATCGAGTTAGATAGTAAAATAAGTGGTGATTTCTATGCCGATAGGAATGAGAATATAACTAATCCTTTTCTGTTCTTGGTTAGTCTTGGCAAGCAGTCTGGCGAGGTCTTACAGCAGGGTGAGGTGATGAGCAATGGTGAGAGAGTCGAGCGTGTAGCATTGCCGGCACCATCACCGGCACCGTCACCAGCACAAGCGACGATCAGCGTAGATGCCAAGCTAGTCGAGTAGGCTGAAAGACTGATCTGATCCGATCCAGGCATCGCACCAGCCAAGGCCTCCACAAGCATTCTTTCCAAGGAATCTCTTTCGGGTGGTGGGGGAGGGTAGGCGCACCTACGGGGGTGAGGCGTTTGTGCGACATGACCTAACCAAAAAAAATCAGTATTGAGGAGTTTCCTTATTTGAAAGATCCTTTTACTCCTTGACTAGATGATTGGGTATGGGATATGGATTGGTTAATGACGATGAGATACCCAGAGAGTGATTTTGCACGACCTAGCATAATGTTGTTAAGGTCGTTAGTGCATGAGCTTGGTAAAGATGCCAGTAAAGATCCAGGAGGATATGGAGGATTGAAGATGGAAAGGAAGAGGTTGGGAGATATATTAAAAGAAAATATAGATGATCCTAGACTTTCTGATTGGGATAGGGATATGATTCGTGGACTATGAACGAAGGAGAACTACTTATTACGTTATTGAATGCGGCTACTGTGGGTCATGTATTGCATTTGCAGAGTCGGATTTATTCGGAGCACAAGGCATTGCAGGGTTTTTACCAGGGGTTGCCAGATTTGGTGGATGGGGTTATTGAGGCATGGCAGGGACGGCATCAAGAGTTGGTGCAGTATCCAGATCAGATGGTGGAGGTGAGCGAGCATAAAGATTCGCTAGAGTATTTGATGTTTCTGAAGATACTGGTTGAGGAAGATCGGTATGTGTTGGGTGATGAGAGTGAGATTCAGAACTTGGTGGATGGTATTGCGGAGTTGATTGATTCTACTATTTACAAGCTGACATTCTTGAAGTGATTCACGAGTTTCGGAATCCGATGCCTGTGCTTACTCCTATGGGAGATGGGTATGCGATTTATGTCCAAAGCTCTGGAGTATTTGACAATGATGTATGGACGGTTTGTATGTGCGAGGATGGGTCTGTGAGGCACTTTAATACGGCGCAGGTAAAGATGTGGCAGAATGCTACCTTTGGGATTAAGGGCAAGGGATCTGACCAATAAAAAACCCCACCTAGCGATTAAACTAGATGGGGTGGTTTTAGTGGGGGCTAGTTATTAATAAACTGGTTTGCCGCAATCGCAACAGGTTTCATCTTCATCATCTTCTTCAACTTCAATGGAGTCATCAATGTAGTCGAGGAGTGTGACTAGGGTGTTGTGAACGGAGACAACGATTTGGGAGAGTTTTTCTACTTTGGGTTTGGGTTCTTGTTTAGTTGACATGGTGTGGTTTGGGTTGAGTTACAAATCCTATTCATTTGGATAAAAGTGTCAATGAATTGTAAGGTGGCTACGATGCATGGATTTGAACCATGACTAGGTGAGTCAAAGTCACCTGGGCTACCGTTACCCCACATCGTATTAATATTTCCTTGGGCGACCCCTACCCCTTGGCATATTGACCCTTTCTCGCCACGCTACACGCCCGTAGATCGTTTTTGTTGCTATCTCCTCTGGCATATCAAGTATGTGGCATTTGAGGCGTTTCTGATGCTCTGCTTCTAGTTTACCAACCAAGTCTCTATACTCTTCTCCTTGCCATGCCTTATGCAAGGCTTCTTTCATAATTTCTTGTTGATTCATTTATTTTAGAAAAAAGATTGACTATGAGAAAAAAATCTCTAGAAGGGGGTTTGTATGAGAAACATACTTGAAAACATTAACCTTGAAAAGTCGTGTGATGAATGCGGTGGAACTGGTCGTGATTGGTATGATGATGCCCAAGGGGAACCATGCTGGAAGTGCCAAGGAATGGGTCATATCGCTACTAATGAGGGCAAGGCTATCCTTCAACTCATTGCACATCATCAAGGTCATTTGTTACAGTTTGCTTAACGCTTCTTTTTGAGGGCTGATAAAAAGCTCTCAACGAGATACCCGATGAGGTAAGCCAACGCCTCGTCACAGGATTCTTTTTCTTTTACACCACACCTTTCTAGGATGTGGGTGGCTACATGAACACATTCATGGGTGAGTGTTCCTATCCAATGTGGATCTGATTTCCATTTGGTTAAAAATATGACATTTGGAGATCCAGAATATGTGCAAGCATCTGCCGTTTCAATACTTGGTATCAATGCATAAACTTCTGGCTTTAATGTATTATTGAACCATTCTTCTCCTTGTTCTCTATTTACATGCCAGACTAGCCAGCAACCACTTCTCCATACTGGTATATCTAGATAGAACTCATTTGGTTTCATTTTTAAAATAATGCCAAGTTGGAACAACTCCACAACCTGTTTTGACTCGGAATTTCTTTCTCTGAACTAATCCAGCTTTCATATACCTTTTAAGTCGAGAATCCATTGTGGTTTTTGGAATATCTTTTAGTTCTGCCAACTGTAGAACCGTAGCCCAACCTTTTGGTACATCATCTGTAATGACGCATTCAGTTTTATCTGCTTCATCTATCCAAGAGTAGATGGATGCTTTGAGGTCAGCTTCGCTAGGATTTAATCGGGCGGCTTTCTTTTGGCTCATAGGTTACAAGTTTGGTTGCTGGTAATTCGCCTTCTGAACATCCACGCCAATCGAGGATGCCGATGCCAGGGCGACATATGGCATCTCCCACAACTTTGTGTGCATATCTAGTAAGCAACTGCCAAGCAGGAGTTACCATGAATATGCCACTCCCATCGTTAAAGATTCCTCCCGTGTGTCGATGGCCTCGTAGATAAATTCTTGGAACCCTATGACCAACACGGGAGTAATTCTGTCTGGCATTGCCCATAGTAATGCTCATGGCTCCCGCTTCAAGGTATGCCCTAGAACTGGTAGGCATATGGTGAGCCATATCTATTAGAGTGCCATTGATTTCGATTAGGGCTTTGTCACCACACCATTTACCTTCAAGTTTGGTGGCAATGTATTCTTCCCAATTCTTAACATGGCATTCTGTGCCAGCAGTCAGATAGATTACAGCAGATGCCCTGGCAAGGGGATTAATAGCCTCTATAGCGGCGTTTGAATGATCTAGGCAGTCTTGGGCTACAACTTCTTTTGTGCCATGATGGATTCCTTCTAGGAGATCGCCATTAAGAAGTAATGCAAATGGGTCTTTTCCAAAGTGTTTGATCCCTTTCTCAACTGCATCTTGCCAGCATTGCCATAGCCATTGCTGATGGAGATTCTTTCCAAGACCAATCTTATTTCCTGTTTTGGTTTCAAAGCCATCGGGCCACAAACCAACGGATGATCCGCAATGGAGGTCAGAGACAACAATTGCTCCGACAATAGGTTTTTTAGTCATTAGATTGGTGAGGGAGACTTTGAGGAGGTCGATCCGAAACCAAATTCTCTAATAGAGTTGCCGCATCTCGTAAAGAGACTTCTTCATCCTTCATCATTTTTGCAAGAAGCTGACACAACTTTACTCGCTCGGTTAAATGGTGAAGATAACTGATTAGATCAAGCTGTTCATCTTTTAGGTTCTTGGCATACCACCCTGCACCAGCAGTCCAGAATTGGGTCTTATGCTCTTTACTACCTTTGATATATTTATCTTTTCCATCAAAGAATGCTTTCTCCCAAATATTCCAAGCATCTTCTTCTGGTGTCATATTACTTACCTCTAGGCTTTCTTTTTGTTTTTGCTTTGGGCTTTTGAACAGACCCATAACTAACTCTGGCAGGTCGCAGATTTGCATATGGTTTTGCTGATTGTGTGGTTGATGTTTTCATAGGCTGTTAAGGAATCGTTGCCATAGTCTTATGGGTTTGATACAGCCCGCAACATTGCATATGTGGCAAGGATATTCATGGCAAGCACTTAATTCTCTGCCGCATTCTGGGCATAACCTATTGATCCAGCAGATAAAACCAGCGAATATTTTCCAAGCCTTTTTCATTAAAAGTCTAGATAGCCAGCAAGACAGCTTACATCTGCGCCAGATAATTCATGTTGATCAGTATCTACAAAGATGATGCTCCACCCTTGTTTGTCAAACATCTCAAGCATCCACTCCATTGCTTCAACATAGGTATTTCGTTCTGGAAAGAAAGCTCCAGATATGGCTACCTTTTTATTGCCAGGGACTTTGATGATGTTGGTAACGCCGCATGATTGAAACTTCTTTGGAACAAGAATTACCTCACCTTGTTTCTCAACCTTCTTGAATGACTCCTTGCTCATGCCTTCTTTGCAGACAATGAATTTATTCTTCTCAAGGACTTGGATCACGCAATCAAGATGGAACAATGCTGGTTCCGTTTCATGGATAGGGATAATTTCCACTCCACATTTCTTGGAGATCCAATCATATGCATTGATGTCAGAGTGAATGCCATATCCACCAAAATAGCGACCTTCATCAAAACGGATTAGGTCAGCTTGGCCTTCTTGGAAGTAGGGAGGTTGGATAACAGTATAGCCACGCATCTCAAAGAACTTACGACCAGGTTCCTCTTCGATCTGGCGACCAGGAGCTTCCATCTTTGCCAGCACAATAAACGGATTAATAGCCGTAAAAAGATTAGCCGTATAGCTTTGATCCTGCGCTCCTTTAACGGGAGGAACTTCCAGAACCTTTACGTCAAGTGCCGTGAGTAGCCTCTTAATTCGTCCGTAATGGCTTGTGGCCCTCTTGATGTCAACCTTCTGCGGTTTCATATGGATATTGTTTGGAATCGCCGTAGAGAGGTATTTAGGCTCACACATCACTATGGATGGTTTCCTGCGATAGACTTCACCAACTGTATGGTTTGGAGCAATTCCAGATGTACCAAAAATAGTAGAAACAGATGAATCAACCTTGCCGTGGATTACGGAAGGAATCATAGATCCATTTCGGAACTCTTGTGTCTGGAATCTGGCCATATTTAGGAAATCATATACACGCCAGCACTAAAGAAAAGCAAAAGATTAAAGCAAATTCCCCCCTAATCCCCCCACTCCGTAGCAGGAAAGCCTGTCAGAAAAGAAAAGAAACTACTGCACCCCGAAATGGATGCAGGATGTTTCTCCTCTCTCTCATCGGGTAAGGAGTTTTGATTCTCCAAAGCCGCTGTTATTGGATCATCGTGGTACAAGTTCACGCCCATCCTCACTTGCTGTAACGGACAAGCCCCGCCGAGTGGTGCAACACTACAGCGGGGCTTTCTTTTTGTTTGAGGAAAGTTTTACCAGAATGTTGCACCATTCAGATGCGGTGAATATGCCACACAATCTCCGCAAGCGTCAACATCAAAAACCATCTGGATCAACAGATGATCCACCATA